AAGTACAATCGTGCCACTGGCTCTAATCTCAAAGCTCCACAGCCCGGAGGAGGGGCTAGAAAGAGGTCATTTTGTGCTCGCATGTCTGGCATGAAAGGGCCACTCAAAAAACCAAACGGCAAGCCCACTAGAAAGGCACTTGCCCTACGTAGATGGAAATGCTAATGGTAAAAAAGATTAACAAAAAAATTAAAAAATTAGGAAAGAAGACAGGTGATTACAAACCTTTAGATCACGTACCAAGTGAACTCTTCTTACCACCCGGTAATCCTATAAATAAAAAGAAGGCGAAGAATATAGATTTCTTCACAAAAGACAATACTTATCCTGTATAATGGCACACAAAAAAGGTAAGAAGTGTGGCTGTAGCCATGGAGGTAAGAAACGCTAATGGGTAAATTATGTCCACGTGGTAAAGCAGCTGCCAAAAGAAAATTTAAAGTATACCCTTCTGCATACGCTAACGCATACGCTGTTAAGGTATGTAAGGGTCAGGTCAAATCCGGTGGTGTAAAAAGAACAGCACCCGGCTACACTAAAAAGAAAAGAAGATGAGCTTAAAAAGATGGTTCGCCGAGAAGTGGGTCGACACCAAAACTGGTAAGCCCTGCGGCAGACAGAAAGGTGAGAAGCGTAAAGGCTACCCAGCTTGTAGACCATCTAGACGTGTATCATCTAAGACACCTAAGACTACAGGTGAGATGTCTAAAGGCGAGAAAGCTCGCTTCAATCGGACTAAGACAAGTAGCAAACGAATAGGCTATAATCATAGCAGACGGAAGAAAACCGTCCGTTCATCCCGAAAGAAAAAGTAGGG